GTTGACCTGGTGATCGTGGCAGCGCGTCCCGGCATGGGTAAAACAGAGTTTGCTCTGACGGTTGCAGAAGGAGTCGGCCGGCAGCAACTTCCCGGCAGCAAAGATAATCGCGGCGTGCTGATTTTCAGCATGGAGATGGATGCCAACCAGATTATTGAGCGCCAGCTGGCAGGTGCCGGAAACCTACCGGTATCAGACCTGCGAAATCCCGCGAAGATGGACGACGAAGGCTGGGCGAAAGTCACGCTTGGCATGAAGCGCCTGTTAGATCTGGATGTCTGGATTGTCGATGCCAGCAAGATGAACGTGGAGCAGATCCGCGCCATCGCGGAACGTCACAAGCGCAACAACCCGGCGTTATCGCTAATCCTCGTTGACTACCTCGGCCTGATTGACAAGCCAAAGGCAGACCGCAACGACCTGGCGATCGCGCACATCTCCGGCAGTCTGAAGCGCATGGCTAAAGACCTGAAGACGCCTGTTATGTCACTGAGCCAGCTATCCCGCGATGTTGAGAAGCGCCCGAAAGGCCAGCGCCGCCCAACAAACGCTGACCTCCGAGACTCAGGAAGCATCGAGCAGGACGCCGACAGCATCATCATGCTTTACCGCGAAGCCGTCTATGACGAGGAATCACCCGCTGCAAAGCTGGCTGAAATCATCGTCACCAAAAACCGCTTCGGGCAACTCGGCACCGTCTATCAGGCATTCGTCAACGGTCACTTCAAGCCAACCGATCAGGAAGAAGCCGCAAAGTTGTGCCGCGCCAAACCTGAGCAACCTCAACAGCAATCACGCCGCTACAACAAAGGGGCTGACGTATGAATTTAACCATCGAAGATGCAGAAGCGATCACCGCACTTATCCGCGCTGACCGACCGCATTACACCGGGCCGGTATTTGTCGATCTCGGCAAACTGGAAGAGCTGCACATGCGCAGCGCAAAGTCACACGTCCATTACGCTCTGCTGTTTGCATCGGGCAAGCTGTTCTCTGGCAAGAGGGCTGCATCATGACACAGGTAATTCACGGACTGACCCGCGAGCAGTTGATCAAGCGCGTATTCGGCGGCGGCCGCCAGAAATCGGAGCCGGTCGTCAGAACGAAAAAGGAGCCCAACGATGATTCACTATCACGGCGGACCAATAACGCCTGACACCTGCGCCATCAAAGCCTGGAAAGCCCGACACGCATTCATCTCCTTCGCCCACGCCAGCCAAATTAATCTCGCCTCTGAATACTGTCAGTCATTCGCCCTCGACAACGGCGCGTTTACTGCATGGAAAGCAGCTGGCCGGAACAAAATCGACTGGAGCGATTATTACGATTTCGTGGCGCGCTGGAAAAACCATCCGGGTTTCGACTTCGCAATCATCCCTGACGTAATCGACGGCGGTGAGGCTGAGAACGAAGCGCTGCTTGATGAGTGGCCGCACGGTGATTTCTATGGCGTACCGGTATGGCACATGAACGAAAGCGATGAGCGGTTTATTCGCTTATGCAACGAGTATCCTCGGGTGGCGATCGGGAGTTGTGGCGAGTATGACGTTAAGCGACCAAACATCGCAGTGGCGCGCATGAAAGACCTGATTCGCCATATCACCGATGATTACGGGCAGCCAATAACCAAGCTTCACGGCCTGCGTATGCTGAACCCGCTCATCTTCACCAAACTGCCCTTGGCAAGCGCCGACAGCACAAACGTAGCCAGAAACATCGGTATCGACAAGGCCTGGTCTGGTGCTTATGCGCCGGCATCAAAGGAGACTCGCGCCGCCCTGATGGTTGAGCGCATCGAGTCGCACAATAGCCCCGGATCGCTCAACTACTGCGAGCAGCGGGATAAATTCAACATGCAACTGCAACTTGCCGTATGAACTATTCCCGTTCCGATAATGGCGGCAAGAGCAAGAAGGGTGAATGAGATGAGAGATGCTATTCAGGATGTCTTTAATGAGCGCCAGCGTCAGAAGATAGTAGAGGGCTACACCACTGAACGCGATGATAATTACACGCACAACGAAATGACTTCTGCTGCCGTTGGATATGCACAGCATGTGGTGAGGAGGGGGTGGGTTCACAGTTCTCATATTGAGAATTACCAGTCAGAAGCATGCCCAAGCATATGGCCATGGGATGAAAAATACTGGAAACCCAAGTCACCGCGTGAGGATTTGGTTCGCGCAGCCGCATTAATCATCGCAGAGATTGAGCGAATCGATCGCGCTGGAGGTGCGGCTGATGAATAAACTAACCGCTGAAGTAGCCCGCATGGATATTGGCCACCTGAAATCATTCCAGGCTAACCCACATGTAGGCCTTAGCCTGAAGGAAGAGAAGTACCTGCAAGCCCTTGAGATTGCGCTGCCAGTGCTGGAACAGCATTGTGATTACTTCGGCGCGTTGGTGCTAAAGGCCAGAGAATCCGCTGTAAAGGCAATGGCTAAATTCCCTCAGCCTAATTACGTGTTGTTAAAAGTTGCAGAAGAAGCTGGCGAGGTTGTTCAAGCTGGAGTGCATTACGCTGAGAAGCGAATGTCATGGGATGAACTTGAAGGGGAAGTGGTGCAGTTGATGGCTATGCTGTTCCGACTGGTGACAGAAGGAGATCAGGTTAACGGGATAACGCCACCGCAGCCCCAACCCTCCACCACCCTTCAGATTGATAATGATGGTGGTGAGCTATGAGTGGACTAACTACGAAAGAAATTGACCACGTTGCGTACACAATTGAAAAGCTAATCGAATGGGCGCGTAAAGCGACTGGAACTGAAGGTATCCAGTTTCATGGTATGCATCCTGTTGACTCAGCAGAGACCGTGCTGAAGTACCTGAAAATGAAATCGGGTGGTGAATGATGAAAGAAAAATCTAATCCTGATGCTGACCTGCTATTGCAATCTCTGTGGGAGTTAGTAGATGCAATGCGCAAATATGAAGGCGATGTAGGTGGTGACGTTCCATCTGAGCACGCAAGGATGATGCGTAGGGCTGAGAAAGTCTTGTCAGGTTACACCACCCCTCAGATAGATAATGATGGGAGGGAAGGGTAATGGCCAATCTGCAACTTGCAGTGAACGGCGAATACTTTGACGCCATGAAGCGCGGCGAAAAAGTTGAGGAGTATCGTTTGGTCAACCCGTATTGGGGCAACCGCATTTTTGGTCGTGATTATGACAGGTTAATCATTACCCGCGGCTACCCCAAGCGAGATGACTTATCCCGCCGCATTGATATCCCCTACGATGGCTATGAAATCAAAACCATCACTCACAAGCACTTTTGCGCAGAGCCTGTGAAGGTGTTCGCCATCAAGGTAAATTTGGAGGGTTCATGACAATCCAAACCAACGGCGATGATTGCCGTGAAAGTGGAGCGGGGGGAACCAGGTGGATATTCGCGTAGATGACTACGAAGTCATCAACCGCTATTGCGCTGACCGCTCTTGGCACGATCGTGTCGATACGATGGCAAAAGTTGAAATCATCAAAGCCGCCGCATTCAGCACCGTATATGCATTTCTTGCCAAAAAGCGATGGGAGTTTGAAAACAGAAAGAGGTAGTCCATGAGCAACGTAATCCCCCTCAGACCCGACCCACTCCGACAAGCCTACGAAGCAACCGACAAACTCAACGACACGAAACTCTCACCAGGCCAACAGCTGCTGGTCGACAGCATTGCGTCACATCTGGAGAAAGCTATCGAGGAACGCCATGCAGATAGAGCTGATCAAATCGGCCGGGGGGATTTTCACCCCAGCGCTTGAGGCTGACATCCCGCGCCTCACACGATTCAAAAATGGCGAGCAGTACACCGCCGAAATCAAGCTAACCCGCAACCCCGCCTTTCACCGTAAAACGTTCGCATTCTTCAACTTCTGCTTTCAGCACTGGGCTGCTGACCGGGCAGGGCTTGAACATGCCGATGAAACCACGCAGTTCAACCGGTTCCGCAAAGACCTGACCATTCTGGCAGGCCATTACGACATGGTGACGAACATCCGCGGAGAGGTGAGGGCAGAAGCAAAGAGTCTGGCCTATTCGAGCATGGAGCAGGAAGAGTTTGAGCGCTGTTATTCGTCACTGATTAACGCAGCCATTAAACACGTCTTCGCCGGCACCAAAGACCAGAACATCATCAACCAGCTTTATTCCTATTTTTAGGAGCACAGCATGATTCGTAAACCGTTCACCGAAGCAGAAATCAACACCATCAGACGCATGGCGCCAAACCATACCGCATCTGAGATTGCCAAAAAGCTAAACCGTCCGGCATCAAGCGTGCACAACGCCATCGCCTGCCGGAACATGTCGGTTGCCAAAAATCATTATCACCAGGTGAAGACCAGCGAGATAAAGCTCATATCCGAACTGAGCCAGCAGGGGCTTTCGGGGACAGAGATGGCGGTCATTGCAAACATGCCGGCGCATCGCTGCAACTACATCAGGGCGAAATACCTATGAAGCAGCGCAAGAGTCCAACACAAATTTGCATAGATCATCTCATCTTCCAGCCGACACGCCGCACCCGATCAAAACGAAAGCCTATCCCGCCAGCCAGCGAGGTGAAGACACATGACCACGTCTACAAACTTTTGAAGGCGAAATGGGACCGTATGCGGAGGCCAAGATGATTAAGTGCACACGAAAGCCACACAAGAATAGCCTTCTCGATGACTTATCCAAGCGATGTCACCGCTGCCACACCATCCTCACCAGTGAAGACAGGTATCACTACTCAATCAGTTGCGAAAGCTGCGACTGCGATATGCAATGGGAGGAATATGAGCAACACAACCCCATCAAATCAGCTCACTGGCGCTGGCGAGCAATCTGCTTTGGTCTGCGTTGGTTGCGGCATTCCCCTGCAGCAGCAGGAAACCTATGCATGCGATGGCTGCGCAGCCGGCTGGATGCAAGACGACAACTTCAGAATGCACGGAGAGAACGATAATGGCTGATATTTATAAACGGATTGATGGTGGCCAATACCGAAACATATTCATCGTTGGCGATCTGCACGGCTGCTACAACCGGCTGATGACGCAACTCGAAGAACTGGAATTCGACCGACAGCAGGACTTGCTGATTTCAGTGGGAGATTTAATTGATCGCGGACCGCAAAGTTTGGAATGCCTGGAGTTAATTATGGAAAAGTGGTTCGTCTGCGTGCGCGGCAATCACGAGCAAATGGCAATCGATGCGATGACTGGCAAAAGCGATGGTCTGCTGTGGTTCCACAACGGCGGCAACTGGTTTAACCAGCTCGATTATGACCAGGAAGTTTTGGCGAAGGCTTTAATCGCGAAGGCGGATAGTCTGCCATACGTAATTGAGCTGGTGACCGACGGCAAGAAGATCGTAATTGTTCATGCTGATTATCCAAGAACCACCTACGATTATGAGCGCGCTATTGATATTGATAGAGCTATTTGGGACCGAGGCAGATTCGAGATGCTTTTAGACGGTCACACAATGAACATACCTGGCGCAGATGAATTCTATTTTGGCCATACACCTATCCAGCGACCACTAAAGGCGGAGAATCTCAACTATATCGACACCGGAGCCGTGTTCGGCAACCTGCTAACCATCGTCCAAGTGCAGGGAGGTGAGAATGGCTAATGGCAAACAGCCGAAGCCGAAGAAGTGCAAATGTTGTCCTGAGAAGTTCATCCCCCGCAATAGCCTCCAAACAGTCTGCTCACCCAAATGTGCCATCCAACTCGCTAACCAGCTATCCGAGCGCAAGCAAAAGCGCCTGGAGAAAGAGCAGCGCGCGGCATGGAATAAGCGCAAGGCAGATGTGAAACCGTTAAGACACTGGATCAACATGACCCAGCGTGCATTTAACGACTACATCAGGGCGCGGGACGGGGATATTTGCATCAGCTGCGGCAGCACAACGGCAGTCAGTTATCACGCCGGCCACTTCCGTACGACAGCAGCGGCATCACAGTTGAGGTTCGATGAGGACAACGTTCACAGCCAGTGTTCTGCCTGCAACGTTCACCACTCTGGCGCCATCGGGCCATACCGCATCAACCTCATAGCAAAAATAGGCCTTCAGCGCGTTCTGGCGCTCGAATCAAACAACACCCCTCACCGATACACCAGAGAAGAACTAGACGCAATTAGAGCGCGTTACAGGGATTTGCTGCGGGCATTGGTTAAGCAAAGAGAGGCAGCATGAAGCTAACACCAAAACAACGCAGCATTCTCCGCATGAAATTCGGCGGCTATTGCGCATATTGCGGATGTGACTTACCAGAAAAAGGATGGCATGCCGACCACGTAGAGGCCGCGCTGCGTAAATGGGAATTTGGCCCGCGCCGCCAAGATGGAGCTCGCCGGACAATACCCACAGGCGACCACAGGCGTCCTGAAAATGACGTAATGGAAAACCTTTTCCCGGCATGCGCCCCATGCAACCTGTTCAAGGCGACTTTCAGTCTGGAAGGTTTCAGAGAGCAAATAGCTGAGCAGACTGAGCGAGCAAGGCAATACAGCGTCAATTTCCGCACCGCTGAAAGGTTCGGGCAGATAAAGGTCACCGCTTCCCCGATTGTTTTCTGGTTCGAGCGATACCAGAAGGAGCAAGCAGCATGATTGAATCTCTGAAAAAGAAATGGTTCCGGCTAAGGCTTATGCGGGTGCCTGGCATGTATGAGAGCAACTACCGACTCCTGCGACTTGAGCTGAAACTGAGAGGGCCAAAACATGCGCATTGAACGAGACTTTCAGCAAATCGTCAGGCTTGCCGGTGTGCGTAGCTCAGCTGACATGCGTCGACTGTTTGGCAATGGATGGAAGACCATCAACACCTCCCAACAGGCATGGGTTCGTCACATGCTCACGGTATGGGGGCAGCACCTCGGCAATGAAGATTACGATCGCGGTGAGGTGAACGTTATCGGCCGCCTGATGATGCGCTGCGAATGGAGCGAACAGAAGGGTAAGCAGATAGAGAAAATCGTGTCAGAGTTGCACTGTGAAGGCCTGCGTGGTGAGGAGCTATTCCGCAAAGCCCGCGAACTGCTGATGCCGCAAACCTCAACAGCAAACATCATCGCTCTCGCCAAAGAATCAGATGATGCTGCTTTCGTTGAGACTGTCATGGTCAAAACATTCGGGAAGGACAACCCGATTAAGAACGTAGCCAGATTACGATATTGCAAACGCAAGAGCGTGCAAAACATCGGTGCCTCGCTGATTTATTTCACCGGCATCAGCACCAAAGAAGCCCGTAACAGAATGGAATGGGCACTGGACATCCTCGAAGGAGAAATGTTTTACGCAATTAAGCGAGAAATGGAGAAGGAGATTCCTAAAATTGCTGCTTAAAGAGAATGGATAGCACGAATAGCTAAAGACAAAGGGCATGGAAGCCTGGCATAGTCATATACGCTCGGGAAGCAAAGCGGACTGAGCAGTTCCATC